TTAAATTTAGAGGCGGCAAGATATTTTTACTACTTACAGCCTTAACTACAGCTGGTGGTGCATTGTGGGGTGGCTTTGAATTTTACAAAGACTACCTAAACATGAAAGAACAAATACAAGAATACGTTGCGCCAGACTTATCTGGCTTTGATAAAGAAATTGCACTTACAAAAAAAGAAATGGAAAGTAAGACTGACTTAATACAAACAGAAGTAAATATGATTATACAAGAAATGGAAATGATTATGTCTGAAATTAGATTAGTGTCAGATGTAGCTAATGAATTAAAGAATGATCTACGTCAAGATGTACGACGTGTAGAAAAAATTGTTAACGATGTAGAACAACAAGTAAAAGAAGATTCTAGAGATAATGCTAAAGATCTTAAAGTTACTATTGATACTGTTGAAGACGACATGAAAAAATTAGAAGATAGACTTAAACAAGCACAAAAAGAACTTGAAGAAAAAATAGATAAAAGAATTAAACGTGCATTAGAAAATCCACTAGGAGCGTCATAATGGAACCAGTAGCTTTTATGCTAGTGTGGTTATTTACTATGATTACTTGGTATACAAACAGAATAATCTATACGGCACTATTTGTGTTACTATTTGTGTTGTTGGTGTTCTTTTTTGAATAAAATTTAACTTTCTTTAACATACTATGCACACCATTATTTCTTCCTGGTGTAAGCAACGTATCTAACTTTAATATTTTAAATTCATCTTGATCAAACTCTTTAATGTCCTGGGCCCTCGCTCCACTATACACGTCTGCTATTATACTAACCATGCCCTTTGATATAAGCGCAGCTGAGTCAGCAGTAAAATATATTTTATCTTCAACAAAGTGTGGAACTAACCAAGTCTGTGATTGACAACCAGGCACCTCAAATGATTTAATTTTATGTTTATTATCCATTGCTCTAGAATTTTTTCCAAAATCCATGATCCACAAAAATCTATCTTGTGGGTCATCAATGTTATTTATTATTTGCGCGTATCTTTTTAATTTTCTTTTTATCACTCTTCTTTTTTCTAAATAATTTCATCCAATCTAACCGTGGACCAAAATAAATTGCTTTATATTTTTTTCCTAACCAGTCATGATCCCAAAACCACTGCCAAACGTATTTTTCGGTTTTTTCCATTAAAACCCCGGGATGAATCCTACCACCCATGTCTTTAAAGCCCGATACCGGGTCATTATGAGCGTTTTTATTTCCCAGAAAACCGCCTTTTCTTCACCAGGGTCCCAAACAGCCATTCTTTCGTGTTTTTGCCTTAATGACTCACGATAACTAGAATCTAGCGTGTCTTGTTCTTTTTTCATGTGTTCATAAAAGTCTTTAGTCATTTTTATTTGGCATATTAATAACATTATCACGTTCTTTAAATTTAATTTGTGCGTTAAATGCAATTGTAATTCTTTGTCTATTACTTTTGTTAATATCTACGTCGTGTAAAAGATAAGAAGGAAAACATAGTACATCACCATCACTAGGCGCGTGACCTAACATGTTAGAGTGTGGCATATGATCAGGAATCATTTTATACATTTGCTCATGTGTAGCAAATCTAATTACACCTGTGTTAAATCCTTGTACATAATATACACCAGATATATCTGCATCTGCGCGGTAGTGTGAATGAAATATATTATTACTTCCTACTTCATTTACATTTGTCCAATAGTTAATTGCAGCGTCCATAGGTTTTCTTGGAAAGTAATGATCCATGTAAGCTGACATAATCATACCAATTGGTTTCATTAATTCTGCTTCACATTTATACTTCATCATGCTACTCCAACATCCAGTATTAGTAGCTGGTAATCCTTTAGGATCTTTTTCTCTTTCAGCTTCTATTTCTGTCTTTAATAAGTTATTTAAATTTTCAAAATTATCCCATTTTTTATAAAATAATCTTGTATCTTGTATTGGTATTTTAGCTATTACGTCTGTCATAATTCTCCGTAGCACATTTTGGACCACATAAAAACACCATTTGGTATTCTTGATCCGGGTTAAATTTTTTACTTGTCCAATAAATTAGTTTTTTAAACCATGTGTTACATTCTGAACATAAAAATTCAGGTCCTTGGCGCACGGTTTTTTTATCATACTCCACAAATTCCCTCACATTCATCTGCAAACTCTTCATCAAATGTTTCACCAAACAAATTGCCTTGAGCTTTTGGTTCTAAAAAATTCATACTTCTTAAAGGTTTAGCTGACTTATGTAGAAACAATTCTGTTTCTGTATTTTTTAATCCATGTCTTATTTTATCATCAAGATCACACGCATCCTCCCAATCCTTAGGATAATTCTTTTGCATGTTTCTCCATTGATCATCATGGTGATAAGGACAACCAATGCATGATGATTTACCAGGCATAGGATGTTTTTTAATATCACGGTACCATTGCAAGCAATCAGCACGTGACATTCTCATTTCAATTAATGGCCAACGTGATGTTAACCATGGCATTCTAGCTTTCTTCATACGCATAGCTTCATCAGTAGATATACCAATCCATTGCTCTACTATCATATCTTTTGGTACTCTGTGTCTAGGTTTAACACCTAGTAATTCACGCATTTTCTTTTGAATAGGGATTACCTTATAGTCATGTGTACACTGTCTATAAAGCATCCCTACTCGTCCACCGTTAGGACGTGCAGCAAACAAAGGTGGGTTTGGTACACGACCAGCAAACGATTTCTCCTCTTCTCTAGACCCTGGTTCTGGGTTCGCTGCTTTGATTAGATCCTCACGGATATTTCCTCTCTCTACAGTGATAATAGGACAAATTGTTATTGCTTTCTTTAAATATTCTACATGCTCATAAACAAAAGATGGCTCCCATCCTGTATCAGCAAATATCATATAATCTGGTTTATGTTTTGTTAATCCTTCTTGTGCCATTAAAGCTAAACAAGATGATTGAACACCAGCTCCAAGTGATAAAATACGAATAGTTGGTTCACGTTCTTCACCTTTACCTTCGGTGCTATCATATTCTGCTGGTTTCCCTGCTTTAGTTAAATTTGTTGTTTTAAAATATCTTGGTTCTTCTGTAGCTGCTACTGCAGCCATCATGTTTAATTGCTTTCTATCTGGAGACATTTTACCAGACATTTCCTGTAAAAGTTTACGTCTTTCAAACTCCATTTGTTCATGATTAATAGCAAATCCTGGTTTAACTCCGTTCACAGCTTTTTGATTTGCTGCACGGCTCTTCCCTTGTTCTTTGTACCCGGGTTTTCTAGTCTCTGTCATAGGCCTCCAACTTCTTTAATGTACGGATGATTTTTTGCGTATAATACACATCTTCTGCATATATTGCAAGTGTCGTAGCTAACCTCTCTAAGTCTACTATCTCATTGAAATACTGTAATAATCTTTCTTCTCGGAACTGTTGATAATGATGGTTATTATTTAGTAAGTCCATATAGTAAGAGATGGATTCGCACTTTGTCTCAAAGATCCTAAGCCCCCAGCTCGCATTAGGAACATTTAGCGGCTTCAGTTGATCATCAGATGGGTCAAACGTGCGGATTCCAAGGAGGTTATTACCTTCTATTGCAAACCTAGATTTACCCCAATTAGATTCATGAATTGCTTGAGCTATCACCAAGTTCATAGGGACCCTTTCATGTTCTTCATGTAAAGCATTTAAATGTAATGTACACGCACGAACATCTTCAATAAATTCATCATTGTTGGTGTAATCCATTTCTGGATTAAACCCTACGCAAATCATTAATGTAACGCAGATCCAGTTCATCCGCCCCAGCTCTCTCCAAGATCTATGTCCGCCTTGGATGGTACTTCTAATTCTACACATGTTTCCATGACACGTTGTATTTCTTTAGCTTGTTTCTCATCTTTAACAGAACAATCTAATTCATCGTGTACTTGTATTAAAGGTACTACACCTAATTGCTCATATACATCCACCATGGCTTTCTTAGTCTGGTCTGCCGCTGATCCTTGTATCAATCTATTTAAAGCTTTATATGTACCAGCTCTTTTTATTGCTTCACCATATTCTACCTTTGCTTGATTGTGTGGTAATGCTTTGTGTACACCCCATTGTGTAGGCTCCCATAGATCAAATCTACATTTACGACCAAGTAATGTGCGGATAATGCCCTTAGAATTAGCACGATTCATTACAGCTTCTAGCATTCCTTGCATAAAAGGTACACGTTCACGGAAATCTTTTAACATTTTTTTAGCATCTTGAGGATCTATGTCTAACTCACGAGCCATCTTGTTATAACCCATGCCATACATTACACCTAAACCAATAGTCTTAGCTAGTCTTCTTTCGACCCCTGCCATGTCTGCTGTTTGTTGGTGAAAATCAAGATCACTTTTCTTATAAGCTTCCTTAACTTCTTCAGCGCCCAATTGTCCAACAAGGCATGCCCAATGCGTAAGTAACCTGGGCTCTTGTTGCGAGTAGTCTGCTTTAAGCCAATACTCTCCAATTTCCGGTATAAATAGTTTTCTAATCTCTTGCGCAAACTGTCCACGGCTTGGTATCTGCTGTAAGTTTGGATGATTATAACTAAACCTACCAGATACAGTTCCACCACTATCAGATCTAATCTGGTTAATGTGCGCATGAATCCTACCATTTGTATTATGTTTTAATAAACCCTGTAAAAATGTACCTCTTAGTTTATTGAGCTCACGTGCCTGCATAATAAGACGTGGCAACTCATGTGGATGATCAGTTAAAAACATTTTTGTAAATGACGGAGAGTCAGTCTTACTTGTTCTCTCATAAGGTAAGTTCATCGAATCAAAAGCTTTGGCAATAGAAGCCGCAGCCCATATCTCTACATCTTGATTAGTTAAATCCTTTATTCTTTTTAAAAGTTTCTTCTCTTTGTTTCTAAATTTATCATTTAAATTTACTACTTTTTCTTCGTCAAACCTAACACCTTTCTTTGTCATGTTAAATATTACACGAATTAATCGACACTCAATATCATATATTGTATCAAGATTATCCTTCTTAATCTCCCATGCTAATTTCTCATACAACTTTAACGTTAGCCTTGCGTCTTCCTCAGCATACTCTCCTACAAATGTAGCCGGTAATTTATACATTTCAGCTTTTGCATCTACACCAAATGATGCCGCTGCTTCTTTAAGTTTAGCTTCACTTTTAAATTCACCAAGGTAATCAAACGATATACTATTTAATGTATAAGAAAATCTATTCTCATCAATAAGTGCCATCGCTACCATTGTGTCATGAATACGACCTTTAACTTCTATACCTAGGACGCTTAACCACCCTATATCGTATTGAGCATTATGAAACACTTTTTCTAATTTTTCATCTTCACATAAAGATTTAATATACTTAATAACTTTCTTACTATCCATGTTACCCCCACCTTCGTGTGCAATAGGATAGTAAGCTTTAAATCCATTAGCAGCTACTGCTATACCAATAACAGCACCTATCTTTTTAGGCCACCCAGGACCATCCTTAATAAGTCCTGGGTCGCAAGTTTCTAAATCAATTGCTATTTTTTCCCGGTTACTTAAATCCGGGAATTCCGTGGGGGCTATCCAATCTGAATTAATATTCATCTTTTAACTCTCCTGCTATTGCCATATATGCTGCGGCATCAATGTAATCATCTACATTAAATTTGCCTTGCGTTGATCTTGATATTTTTAATAAAGCCATCATCACAGCTACATCATCACATGTAATTGCAATCATTGGTTTTAATTTATTATCAAGAAATATATTCCAAAACTCTGCAATCTGTTCATGATTTTCTCTAACATCACCATGTGTGCTTTCTCTATCACTACTTACTAAATCTTTAGCATGTTGTAATATATTTTCTTTTACTATTGATTTTGTTTTTAGGGCTAATCCCGTACTAAATGTCATATTATAAATCCTCCATCTCTCTGTGGTTGTACTATGTGTAGCTCATTACGAGCGCGTGTGGCTGCTACATAAAACACACGGCATTCATCATCTGAATCCTTTTCCATTGCTTCTTGCGACTTTCTTGATAAGTCTGTAAGCAACATAACTTTATCTGCTTCTCCTCCTTTAGCACCATGTATAGTGCTTAAATGAATCTTTGGATCACTCTTGGTAAAATCCTTGTTCCTCGTTTCAATAGATCTTAAAAATTCTTTATCACGTGTGCCTACCTTATCAAAAGCTACATCCCATGGTCTACCACCCATAAGTAATCCGTGGTCCGTAATCAAATCAGTAAGTTCATAGTTCTCTCGGTTTGCTGTTTTAAGATTCTTATGACCTCGCTGTATTCCTATTTCTGAAGACATGTAAGAATATATATCTTTAACCTCTGATAATTCTATATGATGTCCTTCATTTAATTTCTTCCATGCGCTTGTCGCTGTTAATAACTTCTGCGATATAGGTAAACGATTATTTCTTTTATAAAATAATCCTTGCAACCGTATGTCACGTTCAATCTCATCAAGTAGATAATTAGTTCTTGCCATGATAAGCCAGTTATCATCACGAATATTTACACTGTCTGGATATGCATGGTATTGTATTAATCCCCTTTTCTCTGTTCCTTGCCATTGTTTAGGTATGCGGTTACG